GGAAATGGAGTTAGTGTTTCTATAACTGGTGCATCAGTAACTTATGCAGGTGGCGGCGCAGGAGGAGGAGAAGACGGTAGAGTTGCTTCTGGAGGTTCAGGTGGTGGAGGATCAACCAACTCTAATGGTACCGACAATTTAGGCGGCGGCGGTGGTGGAGCAAATACAGATGCTGGAAATCCAGGAAGTGGTGGTTCAGGAGTTGTAATTCTTCGTAGTGCTCAGGCAGCATCTTCTACAACAGGATCTCCAATATATACAACTTCTGGTGGAAATCATATTTATAAATTTAATAACACAGGGAGCATAACCTTCTAATGGCTAAATTAATCAGAGTATGGGATGGAACAACGTGGCAATCTGTTGGTACCGCCCTGCCTAATGCTCTTACAACTGACGGCACACAAACTCTAACTAATAAAACAATTAGCGGTGCAAATAATACCCTAACTAATATTCCTAATAATGCTTTAACTAATTCTAGTATTACTGTTAATGGTTCCGCCGTTTCTTTGGGCGGAAGCGTAACAATAGTTACAGGACCAGCATCATCTGCAGTATCATCTAATATAACAATGGCGGCTAATAATAATTACTTTGTAGATACTACAGCAGCAAGAACCCTTACTCTTCCCGCTTCCCCTACTCTTGGAGATACAATCGTTATCTACGACGCAACAGGGACGGCGGCAACAAATAACATCACAATAGCCAGAAACGGCAGTAACATTAATGGAGTAGCAGATAATGCTATAATAGACGTAAATCAAGCAAGTTCTACACTAGTATATACAGGCTCAACTTTGGGCTGGAGGTTCGACTAATGGCAATTAGAAAATCATCTGTATCAGGAACACCATCTGGTAATACAGCAAATCGCCCAGCAAGCCCACAAGTGGGTCAAACATATTTTAACGGCGAACTAGGTATTCTTGAAATCTATACAGCTCATGGATGGTTTCCAACAGTAGCACCTCAAACTCCAGCCGCTCCAACATCAGTTGTTGCAACAAATCAAGGCACATCTCGTGCATATAATAACGGACAAGCGTCGGTGGCATTTAATGTTGCTAATACCGCTGGTACCCCATCTACATTTACAGTAACATCATCACCTGGATCATATACCGCAACAGGTTCATCTAGCCCATTGACTGTAACTGGATTACAATCTTCAACACAATATACTTATACAGTAACTGCCGCAAATACTTTTGGTACATCTAATGCCTCATCGGCATCATCTGCTGTTACAGCAACTACTGTGCCACAGGCACCAAGCGTTAGCGCAGCAGTTGGAAATGCTACAGCCACTATTGTTATAACTCCTGGAGCTACAGGCGGATCTGCAATTACAGGTTACACAATTGTTTCAAACCCCGCAACAACAACACAAACAACATCTAATACAACTTATACATTTACTGGATTAACAAATGGAACTGCATATACATTTACCGCAACTGCTACAAATGCTAATGGAACATCTGATGCATCAGCATCAAGCAATAGTGTTACTCCATCAAGTTCACAAACAGTTGATTATCTTGTACTTGCAGCAGGCGCAGGTGGTTCTGGATATGGTGGCGGTGGAGGTGCAGGAGGACTTCGTTCTACAGTAGGGAAAACTGGTAGAAATTCTACATTAGAATCTTCTTTGTCTATTGCTAATGGAACTGTTTGTACAATTGAAGTAGGTTCAGGAAGTCCTGGAGATGCTTATGGTGCAAGTCCATTAGGTTCAAATGGTGGAAACTCGTCTATTTCTGGTAACGGATTTACGACAATAACATCCTTGGGTGGCGGTAAAGGATCATCTAAAGATATGGCTGGTGGTAACGGTGGTTGTGGAGGCGGCGGTAACGGTGGTTGGTCTTCTGCAAATGGAACTGGAACTTCTGGACAAGGTTATGATGGTGGAACTGCAGTAGGAAATAGTCCTTATGCTGGCGGTGGAGGTGGAGGCACTGGGGCAGCAGGTGCTGCGTCTACTGGAACCGCTATTGGACACGGTGGAAATGGATTACAAATTACAGAATGGGCAACTCCGACAAATACTGGTGCTAATAGTGGTTATTATGGTGGCGGCGGTGGTGGTGGTAGTAATGACACTAGAAACGGCAATGGTGGCTTAGGCGGCGGAGCAGCAGGAATTGGTCAATCAGGAAGTGCAAATAATGGAACATCTAATACAGGTGGCGGCGGTGGCGCTACTGGAGGACATACTAATGGCGGTAATGGTGGTTCAGGAATTGTAATTTTAAGATTTTTGGGAAATTATACCGCCTCTTCTACAACTGGTTCTCCAGAAAGAGTAGTTAATGGTGGATATACATATTATACATTTAAATTTACAGGTAGCATTACATTATAGCCTTATCATTTATTAAATGATAGAATAAAATTATGACATATCAATTAAAGGTAATCAAAGACTATCCAATTGGCTTTTGGCCACTTGACGAGTCTTCTGGAACTACCGCTGCAGATATATCAGGATGCGGAAACAATGCTACATATGTAGGATCACCTGCAGCTAACATGTTGCCAATTATTCCAGGCGGTGGATCTGGAACAAAAATAACAAATACCGCATACATAACAGTACCAACATCAAAAGACTTTTATGGCTCATCAGTTTCAAATGGGCTCGGTAATAAATATTCTTCAGACAATGACTTTACATTAGAATTAAATATATTCTGTAAACTGTATTAGCCTATATATTGATGGCACACAGGTCGGGCTTAAAACAATAGACTCTAATTATAAATTTACAAATACTAGCCTAGACCTACAAATAGGTCCAACATCTGATGCTGGCGATTCATTTATTGTAGATGCTCCAGCGGTATATCGATATGGACTAAATTCAGCAGCAATTACTAGACATTATAATTATGCCAATTATTATATCCAGCCAATACATGTAGTAAATCCAGAGGATGGCACATTATTTTCTTGCTCAGATAAAACAAAAAGAATAGACTTTAGCTATACATATGGCGTAGATGCTCAATGGGATGACTTTGTAGATTCAAATACTTATTATGACGATAAGGGTAAGTATGTATCTTTTGTTCCCACCTCTACTTCTGAATCTAAATCATTTGTAATAAATGACTTTTTATTTATACCTACAGAGTCAGGGCTTATAGATTCTAAAATTGAATGGCGGAATGAGTTAGGAATATCAGTAGAAACTAGCGTAGATGGAACAACATACACCTCCTGCGTAAATGGTGAATCAATCCCTCAATATAAAAAAGGATCATTTGGGACAACTGGTATTTTATATATCAGAATTACAATGACTACCACAGATGCCAGCAAATTTCTGCCACGACTATCATATTTCTCAATTAGGTTTTATAGCCAGTCTACTCTTTATGCAGATAATGGGGTGGCAACAATTAGTTCGGATAATGAATTTTATCTAGGATCTTTAAATTATTCCCCATTAATAAGACACTATACAAATGGAATTAGACCCAAGGTAGACTATGGATTTAAATTAAATACAAATAAATTGATTAAGTCTGTAGAGTTCTTCTACACTCCCGCTACATTGACCGATAGCGGCCTTGTAAGCTCAATAGCGGACACTTTATACTCTGCCTCTAACTATTCGTGGCGGAACTCAGGAACGGTCTCTAAAACCAATATAAGCAAGATATACGTAAATAATGTAGATAAAACTAATCAAACAGACATTACAAATGTATTTATTCCAGGACAACCTCATCATGTGGTAATTGTCTATATTGATCCTATATCGGCGGATATTACATTTAATTATTCATTATATGGTGCCATTAGCGCCATATTTAATAATATCGCAATATACGAAAAGGCTTTAACTGCTTCAGATGTACAGACCCATTTTGACCTATATTGTGGAAAACCTGCATCTACAATTACCGATCCGACAATTGACCTGACAGAATTATCTCCAGTATACTATGATAATGACTGGGTAGTTATCCAAAGCGTATAATTTTGTCAATCCCCCTGACAAAAAGCTGGACTTAAACCATAAAGAATGGTAAAATAAAATACTATGAATATTGGTAAAGCAAATACAAAGATTCTGCAAGAGGAATCAACCCTAGGCATTTATGTCTGGGAAATGCCAGACGGCAGATGGATTGGAGACGACGATGGGAACTTTCTTTCAATCACGTCCAAAAAAGGAAATAGATCCAGAATCGATGCTTTGGCTAGAGAGGTTCGCTCGTACGGTATTTATGAGGGCCAACCTAAATTCCTTTCTGCCAGACGAAAAATTACAGATGAAGAATATGCAGAACAAGAACAAAGACTTAGGTGGGGACTAGTTCCAGATCCTTTGGATATTGGAAACTATAAAGATGAAATGAAAAATTTAAGAGCAGAGGGACAGTAATGATTGAATATGTAGATGAAGATGATTCTAAAGATATTGCGATATCTAATGTAGCAGACTGGATGAAGTTTAATACTCCAAAGCAAGAAACAAGCACTGACTTGTTTAAAATAAGCGGAGAAGATCTAACTAAAATTTCAGGACTAAGTCCTGCATTTCGTCGTAAGATGAATAGAGATTTGCAAAAGAGATTCCAGGGTATTGATGGAACTGAAACACAACAGAACCTATTGGCACAAGCAATTACTGGCTATGCCATGTTCGATCTTATCGAACCGCCATACAATTTAGATTATCTTTCAACCATCTACGAAATTTCACCATACAACTATGCAGCAATTAATGCTAAAGTTTCTAACATAGTAGGACTTGGTCATGACTTTATTGAAACACGCAAAACACAAGAAGCATTTGATAACATTACAGACGAGAAGGCTTTGGAACGTGCACGTAGAAAGCTAAATAGACTTCGTCAAGATTTATACGAGTGGCTAGAACAATGTAATGAAGAAGAAACATTTACAGAAACACTTATTAAAGCGTATACAGACGTAGAAGCAACAGGAAATGGATATATCGAAATCGGTAGAACATCTGCTGGACGAATCGGATATATCGGACACATCCCAGCAAAGACAATGCGTGTGCGTCGTCTTCGTGACGGCTTCATTCAATTGCTATATGGCAAGGCTGTATTCTTCCGCAACTTTGGAGATCAAGAAACAGAGAATCCAATTGCAGGCGGACTAGATAGACCAAATGAAATTATTCATCTAAAGAAGTACACACCAACAAATAACTATTATGGTATTCCAGATATCGTAGCATCTTCAAATGCTATGGCTGGAAATGAGTTTGCTGGAAAGTATAACTTAGACTACTTTGAGAACAAAGCGGTTCCAAGATATATTATCACCGTAAAGGGTGCTAAATTATCAACAGAGTCTGAGCGTAAATTGCTAGAGTTTTTCCAGGTCGGTCTAAGAGGAAAGAATCATAGATCTTTATACATTCCTCTTCCACCAGATTCACCAGACTCAAAGGTCGAATTTAAGATGGAGCCAATTGAGGCAGGAACCCAAGAGTCTTCATTTAATGTGTATCGTAAATCTAATAGAGATGAAATTCTTCTTTCTCATCGTGTGCCAATTAATAAAATTGGAACTCCAGAAGGAGTTAATTTGGCGGTGGCTAGAGATGCAGATAAAACATTTAGGGAACAGGTATGTCGTCCAGCCCAAATGAATTTAGAAAAGAAATTAAATAAAATTATTGAAGAAATGACAGATGCCCTACTTCTTAAATTTAATGAGCTTACCTTGACTGACGAAGATACCCAGTCAAAAATTGATGAGCGATATTTAAGAATGCAGGTAATTACCCCTAACGAGGTAAGAATTAGAATGGGCATGGTCCCAATTGATGGTGGGGATAAAGTAGTTCAATTAAAACCACAGCAACAGGCAGAAGTAAGAGCACAGGCAGGACAGACTAGAAATAGAGATTCTGAAAGGTCTGCAAATTCCCCAGATATTTCTGGAGAAGGTCGAAATGCTCAGGGCGACGGAAGA